GCTTTTTCTCTTGTAAGAGTTTTAAGATCTTCTTCAGTTGCTTTAGAATTTATAAGCTCTCTATATGTATCTAAAGTAACTCCATATTGTGTAGGCTTATCACCTTTATAGTTAGTAAACTGACTACCACCACTTTTATCTTCCTCAGTTAGCATTATGCTTTCAATCATATCCTCAATTTCTTTACCTGTTTTAGCATATTGAGGTTTCATATCCTGAATTTTTCTACCTTCATCATTCATTTTTTTAATTAATGGTCCATACATATCTGTTGCTTCTTTATTAACAACAAATTCACCAGGAGTAAGCCAAGCTGGTACAGTATCAGTTCCTCTAGGTTCTCCAGGATGATCATACTCAGGTACAGCTGAAGTCATAGGAGGAACTTGTAGCTGATTATCCATTGTAATTTCCAAAGATTTCATATTACCATAGCGGTCTTTTTGAGTGGCTTTATATTTCATATTAAACTCCTTTAGATAGAGGCCCCATATTTACTTCGTATTCTTGTGTAATATCCCCACCATGCGTTTTATATTTTATTTTAGACATATTACCTAATGGTCCAACTATTCCACCACTATTAAATAGCTTAAACACTTTACCTAATACAGCAGCGCCAGCTAACCATGGTGCAGCTGCAGCCATCATTGGCATAAGTCCAGCACCTGCTGCTCCTGCTGTAGCTCCTCCTGGAAGCATAGCTCCTAGTGGTGCACCAGCAGTATTTAAACCTGCCATTAATTCTGTACCTTTACCTAATGCCATCTTACCTAACTTTCCCGCAGCAGCATCTCCAACTTTACCCATTGCGTTAGCACCTACAGTTTCAGCTACTGTTTGTATCATACCTTTTTCTGGTGGAGCCACAGGAGCAGGTCTTGGTGTATACTGTGCACGTGCCATCATTCTTTTTGCTTCTTCCTCGTCATATGGTTTAGCTAATTGTATAACCATTATTTACCTCCGCCACCAGTAGTCGTCTGTGTTTGCTGTTGAGGTGCTGCACCTAAGTAACCAAAGTATCTTGAAGCTGCTGTAGCAGGTGCATCTATTTGAGCTTGTTTAAATGCTTGTTGTGCACTACCTACTTCACCAAGCCCTTTAGCACCTGATGCTATATCTTGTTGTCGTTGTTGTTGAAACTGCATTGACTTATCACCAACTGCACTAGCCATCATTTTCTGAGCTCTTGCTGATCCACCATAACCACCAAGTGCTGCTTGTCCAGCTGCTGAACCTACTACATCTTGTGTAGCTCTATTCATAGCATTCGTATAATCAAATGCACCAGTTCCAGTAATAGCTTGATTAGATAAAGCTTTTTGTGTATCAAGTGCAGCTGTTTGACTAGGATCCATTGCTGCTACAATACTACTTGTATCACCATCTCTAACTTTAGCCATGTCACTTTCATACTGAGATGTAACATCTTTTAAAACTGTTTCTAAATAAGGCTTGAACTCTGGATCAATACCTGATTGAGTAACTGTTTGTTGTGGCGCGCTTCTTCCTCCACCCATAATTTATTCTCCTATGATACCTCTTATTGAAGTACTTAATTTAGCATTGTATCTTTTTGCTAATAGTTTTCCATATCTCAATGAATCACTTTCCCCTCTCACTGAGTCTGCTCTCCAGTGTTTACCACCATGCTTTTTAGTATGCTCTATCATAGCATCAAATAATTTATATACTATATAAGCATTATTCTTATTCTCTAAATTTACAATACAATCTTTAACATCCATTATATATTTGTTATTATAATAATTAACATACGCATGTGCTGTTAAAAATCCTTGTATGTTATGTTCATTATAACAACCTATTGCTAAATAATGTGGATTTGTTTTTTGATGTTCAACTATATCTAAAAAGTATCTCATCCATACAGCTTCATTATATTCAAAGCCATGAAACTCACCATTGATTGTAACGTATTCTTTCATTAAACGTATTGCGTCTAATGTATCATTGTCCTCTATTAATCTTATCTTCAATTACTTCGGCTCCTCAGGAAATACAATCGTATCAGGATCTGTAACTCCTTTAGTTATATCTCTAAGTTGTTGTCTATAAGTTTTCCATGCATCTTGTGTGCTTGGATATGTGCTATCAGATAATTGTGTATAGTCTGAAGCTTGTAATAACCGATTTCTTTCAATTCTTATATCATTAAATTTAAAACGATCAGGTTTATTAAACTTTTTAGTAGAAGGATCGTATTCCCAATACATATCAAACTTTTCATCAGATTCAACATACGCTAATCCTTCATCGGGTTTTGCTGTACCCCATCCAACTACTATATTATTTTCTAAAGTAATAAACATTATACTCTCCTCACCTCTAAAGCAATACAACTTCCAATCACACTAGCTGGATCATTTTGACCTACACTTCCAGCACCATTAACAACCACTGAAACACCTTTTCCAACTTGTATTTTTCTTGCATCTACTAAAGCTCTACTTCCTGTTCCAGATGATCCTCCAACAGATACTCCTACTAAACTAGTAACTGCACCACCTATTATTACTCGAACAGTAATATTACCACTAGCTGCAGTATTAGTTCCTTGGTTAGCTGTAGCTGTAGATAACAAAATAATATCAGTATTAAAAGTAGATTCATTTGTAGTAGTAAAGCTAAATGCATTTCCAAAGCCTACATTACCTGCATTAACTTGTAAAATAACTCCTACATTAAGGTTAGGAGCACTAATAGTACCTGTTAATGATGTTAAACCAGATATATTTAAAGCAACACCATTAATAGTACCACCACTAAGTATATCAGCATTTAAATTTCCTGCACTTATATTGTCTGCATTAAGTGCTGTTGCAGCTATTCTTGCAGCAGCAAGAGTTCCTGAAGTTATAGACTCAGCAGTTATATTTCCTCTTGCAGTTATATTATTAAACTCTGCATTACCTGTGCCTCTTTCTATCTTCCAACCTGCACTACCTGCTTGATAAGTATCTGATTGTAAATTAGAACCAATAGGTATAAATCCTTCTACAGTTCCAAAAGTTATTATCTGACCATTAGTAACTTCACTAGTTTCTACATGAAATGTAACTTGCCAATGCTTATGTGATACAGTTGTGCCACCACCCATAGCAGAAGTGATAGGAACATATTGCCAGCCAGAAGTTAATCCTGTAAATACACCTGAGTCATAATCATAACCAGTTGCTGTTGGTGCTGATGGTGCTCCTGTGGATGCTGCATTATAATATAGTATACCGTTAGCTACTGCACCACCATATAATAATTTAGGGTTACTCCACTTAGCTGTAACTGTTTGACCAGCTTGACCTTTTATTTTAGCTTCACAAAACCATACATTAACACCAGCTCTATTTAGTTTTGTTTTAGTCCAGTTACTACTTGAAGTCCATACAGCACCTGATACTTGATAAGATGTTGTACCTGGATTAGTAGGTCTTGCTGCTACTTCTCTATATTGTTTTATTATAACATCTATTTCTTCATCTGAGTATGCTGAGAATGTTGCACCGGTAACAGGTAAAGTAGGTAACGAATCTGTGTATGCAACGTATGCAACAAAGCCATCACCGTCTGCAAATGGTGTAAACTGTTGTACTGCACCATCTTGTGTTTTAGAATATACTGCAACTAAAGATTCAGAAGTATTTACTGATTCATTTATATTATCTATTTGATGTTGTATTCTATTAGTAGCTTCAGTAACTTGTTTTTCCCATGCAGATTGTGAAGGATCTTTATCGCTATATTGTGAAGGTTCTGTAATCGTCATCTTGTTCCTCCATCTTGTACTTCAATTTGAATACCAGATAAATTCCATGATGTTGATGTAGCTGTGCCATCATCTATTCTATAACTTACAAATCTACCATTTAATCTAGCATCTGATTTATATGAAGTTGCTACATTAAAAGTACCTGTAACATTAGGACTAGCAAAGTTTACTGTAGCTCCTGGGCTATTACTTGAAACTGTTTTAACATTTAATGTACCAGTACCTTGAGTTAATAAAGCTATTGATTGAAATGATTCAGTATAAAATTCAGGTGTTATTGATAATGTATTACGTTCTAAGTAAGAAGTATAAGGATCATCACTATTATCTAATACTCTATGTGTATAACCTACATCAGCTGCTAAGATAGAAGAGCCAGAATTACTGGTTCCTGATGTACATACTTGTGCAAGTACTGGAAATAGTTTATCAAAGCTAACTGTGCTTGTAGACCAAGGTCTCTCATTATTTCCTGAGCCTTTAACAGGTGCGATGACGCCAGATACAATTCCATTTAAATTCCTTATTGTCCAATTGTTTAATCTAAAGTTATATATTAATGCTTCATTACAAACTGTACTAGTACCTTTAGGATAACAAATCCATATCTCATCATTAGCTTGGTTACGTAATGTAAATAATAAATTAGCTTTTGAATTATTTAAATTTTCATAAAAGTAATCTCTTAATCTTGCATCAGCTATTGATGTTATATTACCAGGATTTCCTGAGAATAAATAAATATCATTGCTACCTACAACTAAGTGCTTACCATCAAACTCTATAACACCCTCAGTTGTTTGACAGCCATACTGAGAAGTAACAGGTGTAAAAGCAACAGGTGTTACAGTACTATTAGTTAATCTTAAAGTATGAATAGATGTGTTTGTATAGATAAACATATTACCTTGAAGTGGAACTAAATCTTGTACAGTTGCAGTATCTGATAAAGTAAATTCATCTGCTGTGTTTGTAT